CAACCCCTACGATTTATTAAGCCTACCACGTAAATTAGAACGATTGAGCGGTAGAACAAAAAAGGCTATTAGAAAGCGTATTATATCAATATCTAAAATTGATGATAGAGAAACTATTTGTATTAAAGTTGATAATTCAAATGGTTTGTTTTTAACCAATAATTATACAGTTACTCACAACACCGTGGCTTCGTTGACCTTCGCCAGCAATGCCCAGAAACATGGGATGCATGTCTATTATTTAAACGTAGAAGGCCGCTTAAAGCGAATGAATCTACATGGCACAAACGGTTTAGATTTTTCTCCAGAAAACTTCACTATTATCGAGTCCACAGAAGATAAAATTCTTTCCGCCCAAGACTATTTGACCATCGGCGAAAAGATACTTTTAAACCATAAGCGATGCGTTCTAATTATAGATTCATTTTCCGCCCTCTGCCATGAAAAAGAACTCGTAGAAGGTATTGGGACTTCAACGCGTGGTGGTCGCGGAGTGTTACTATCACAGTTCTGCGGTCAAATGGCGAATGTCGTGCCAGTTAAACGTAGCATAGTTATTGGTATGAACCATATTATGGCTAATACCAGCGGTTACGGTAGCAGCCAAGTAGAAAAGGGCGGCAACGCAACACAGTATCAGGTTGATGTTAAGCTGCGCGTGAAAACAACGGAACCATGGGTTGTTGGGACAGGTGCGTCTGCTAGAACAGTCGGGAAAATTGTAACATGGGTTTGTGAATGCAATGCTCTTGGCGCTATTCCTGGACAAGAAATTGAAAGTTATCTTCGGTATGGATATGGCATCGATGATATATACGAAACGCTTAAGGTAGGCGAAGATTTATGCCTTATAGAGAAAGCTGGCTCATGGATGAAATGCGTTTTCTTGAAACATCATCCAGAACTAATAGAGGGCGGTGTTTATGATGAAAAAATCACGCAAGCGCAAGGTGGCGATAACTTGTATAATTTGTTGCAAAGTAATCCAAAGTGGCTTGAACAACTAAAACTTGATATAAAGCAATTAGTAGCGTAGCTATGAAAGTATTAGGGCTAGATGGAAAAACGCATATTTGGGACTTGCTTAACCATCGAGTGTTAGGCGATGATATTAGGCCGCGTTCCGAACTACATTTACGCGCTCGCGCGTTGATTAAGTCGCTTTGGCCGACCGAACCACTCCTAGAAGAAATTTTTTTACCCGGCTCCGTTGGGCTATTCGCCGATTTTTTCTTGCCAAAGCGCGAACTTGTGATAGAGTCTCAAGGGGAGCAGCATTACAAGTTTACGCCACATTTCCACGGTGATAGAGCGGGCTTTGCCCGTGCTCAACGTCGCGACAAGAATAAACAAGAGTGGTGTAAAATAAATCGGTTTGAATTAATCGAACTACCTTATAATGAAAGCGATGAACAATGGCTGCAACGGCTGAAGAGACAATAGTCAAGCTTGAGGCTATGATTCAGAAATATTATACGGGACTTGCGCTTACGTTCGAAAAGCCGGATGTTCAAAAATATTTAAGCGCAGGCGAAGATTTTATTCGTAAGCTGACGCCTGAAGATTGTGCAATCGCCGCCATTACCTTGACGCAGTACGCGATGTTTGTGCAAAAACATTATAATAATGAATTGGCGGTAGTTAACTGGGCTACGCAACGAATTCGTTCGCAAATTGCGCCAAATGTAAATCAGTACAACGCTCCAAACGCCGAAGAACGCCGTGCGATGGCTATAATGGGCGACGAGTACGCAAAGAAATTAGACCAGTTGCGGTCGTTGGCGCAAATTAGAGTTGATTCGCTCACAAATACGTGTTATCAAATTAACGATATGGCTCGTAGGTTTGATAGTGCTGGCATGTCGAAGAGGAAACAAAATGGCTAAACCTTGTATTAAGCAAGAGATATCGATAGGACCAAGGCAAAACAAATTCCAAGACAAATTTTCTTTATGGCGTGTGGAAAATCTATCTTATTTAAGAAAAACCGCCGCAGAAAAAGACTTAAGAGACTTAGGTATCAATGTGGGCCTTAGAAAGCGCTGCCAAGGCTCTGGAAGTATCAAATTTTACTTTTCAGCTAATCAAAAAATATTTTGCAAGATTACCAGCGCTTTGAGTTATGATAAGTGGACTAACATATCTACTTTAAAGAAAAAGAAAGTGGTTGTCGAGAATAGTATACTTTCAAAACTTGTCCTATCTGGATTAATCGAACAAAACCCTCAAAATAAAAACCAATTTCGGTTAAGTAAAGAAAATAAACAAGAACTAGAATATCTAAGAGATTTATATGACCCCACTAGAAATGTTAGACGCCGCTATTGAGGCTAACGATATTAAGAAGATTAAAGCGGCTCGTAAGAAACTTGCAAAAGCTGCCGAGACTCTATTACCATCGGGCGAAGAAAATGAAGTAGAGGTAGAAAGTCTTGAGTCTGAATCCCCAGTATCGCATATCCCAGATGACGACGGCGACAGTCAAGATAAACGATACTGTGTTAAGCGGCCAATCGATACTAAGCCACGAAAAAATAAATTTAAAGACCGTGGCCAATCCAAAGAAGATATTGAAACAGACAAAAAACTGTTAAATAAAGTAGTTAATTTGGGGCGTGAAAAGGCCCGTCCCGCTCATAGGAAAGTTAAAGCTACATGCCGTGATTGCAATAAACAGTATATGGTTGACCCAATGTCGCATATCCTTAGCGGGAATGTCGAAGGGCACGCTATAACATTTCTTTGCTCAAGCTGTCTTTACAAAAAGATTGGACGATAAATGTCTATTGAGAATCGAGACCCGGCAGCGGAACGCGCCGTCTTAGCTGGTATTGCGCGATATGGCCAGAATGGCTACATGGAAACGGCCGATATTGTCCAACGCGGCTCGTTTACGCTTGAGCCTAATCAAATTTTATACCATATTTTCGAAACAATTATCAAGTCCGGTAGTCAAACCGTAGATATAGCTTCGGTTCTATCAACAGCAAACGTTCTTGGGCATAAAGATTTTTTCAAAACCGATTCAAATAAAGTTCTTCTACGCTCTATACTAAATTTAGAAATTGACCAAGGAAACCTTCGAATACTTGCGGCAAGAGTTAAGAAGCTAGAAGTCGCTAGATTATTACGTGAGGAACTAAGAAAAGCTGATAAGGAAATTGAACAAATCACCGGCGAAGAACCAATAGAAAGTATAGTTGGGCTTGCTGAAAAGAGAATATTCAATTTTGGTGTCAATCTTGGTAATTCTACGTCAGAGGAACCGGTTCCTATCGATGCGGGTCTAGAAGAGTACAAAGAATATCTTTTGGCAAATAAGGGTAAACCTATTGGTATACCTAGTCCATTTAAGGAATACAATAAATCTATTGGTGGCGGTTTTCGTCCTGGAATTAGCGTTGTTGGCGCTCGTCTTAAAGTTGGTAAAAGCACATTCGCGAATGAGACCGCCGCCCATGTTGCTGGAATGCTGCAAGTGCCAACGCTATACCTGGATACGGAAATGGCAATAGAGGAACAGCAAACGCGACTCTTAGCAAATATTGCCAACATTCCGGTAAATGTAATCGAAGCCGGCTTGTTCTATGATAATGCATTAAGCAAGGTTAACTTTGACAAGGCAATGAAGACTATCGCGTCTATGCCATATACTCGTATTAATGTTTTTGGCAAATCAGTTGAAAGTATTTCGTCTATCATACGTCGATGGTTGTTAAAGAAAGTTGGTTTTGAAGACAATGGCCACGCTAAACAATGTTTGGTTATTTTAGATTATATCAAGTTGTTAGACCAATCAACAGTAACCAAAAATATAGCAGAACACCAAGCTTTAGGGTTTCTTGTATCTGGACTGCATGACTTTGCAAAACAATATCACGTCCCATTCTTGGCTTTCGCGCAGCTAAACCGCGATGGTATCAATCAAGAGGATTCAGGCGCTTTTAGCGGTAGTGACCGCGTTGGCTGGTTCGCTAGCAATTTGGCAATATTCAAAAAGAAGTCTCAAGAGGAAATCGCCGAAGAAGCCGCAATTCACAAAGAGTTTTACAATAGAAAATTGATTGTCACGGACGCAAGGCATGGTCCCGGCACGGAAGCCGGTGACTATATCAATATGAAATTTGAGGGGCAGTTCGCCCGTGTAACTGAAGGCAAATTACGAAGTGAAGTCTATGCAGACCAAAAGCCAAAAGGAACAGTCGTCGAAGGAGCCGCAGAAGCCAAAAAACGAGCCGCAGACGACGACGACTTTGGTTTTTAATCAAGGGACGCTTGAGGTTTTGTCGCTCTCGCTGTTGGCAAAATTTGATGACTTGTTGGAACATTTTGGATT